CAATTTTAGAATTTAAAAGAACACCATATATTATTGCAGGAGTTATATTCTTAAGTAGTCTTGCTGTTCTTAGCTGTTTCAAAAGTGCAGAAACTCAACTGAATATGCTTAACCAAGCGTCTTCTCTTAGTCGTGTCATGGCAAAATCATCTGATGATTTAACTAACTATGCTAGATATTTTGTAACAACTAAGAACGAGCAATGGAGAACAGATTTTAATGATGTTCTTAAAGTGCGAAATGGAGATATAGCGGACGATAAAGGTATCAAAAAATCATTTAAAGATAGAGTAAAAGAAGTTTCTTTCTCACAATCTGAATTAGATAAATTGTTAAAGGCAGAACAGCTGAGTAACAACCTTGCTAAACTAGAAGTAGAAGCGTTTGCTTTTATTGACAAAGGTAAATTAGAATCAAATTATGATTTACAAAATCATCATTATACTGCAGCACAGATAGCGATGTTTGGGGATGACTATAAAAAATACAAGAAAGAAATTTTAGGTACTACTGATGAATTTTATTTAATGGTAGTGAGTAGACTTCAATCTGAGTATGAGTTTTATATGAAAGCTGCATGGGTATTGATTACACCATAAATTTAAGTTTACTTTTGTTGGTGTTAGTTGTTGCACATAAAGAAGTGCTTGTTAAAAAACCTATTAGACGCACTAGAACAGTCATTAAAAAGAAACCAGTTAAACGTAATACTACTAGAAAATACTAATGAAATACCGCACGATATTTATAAGTGATGTTCACTTAGGTACTCGTGATTGCCAAGCAGATAAGCTAAATAACTTTCTTAAACATAACACCTGCGAGACTTTATATCTCGTGGGTGATATAATTGATGCTTGGAAAATACAACAAAACAAGTGGCGATGGAAACAAAGCCACACTAATGTTGTCCGCAGAATACTTGGTCATGCCAAGCGTGGAACAAAGGTAATATACGTTGCTGGTAACCATGATGAGTTTTTGAGACCAATGATACCATATGGTTTTTCATTTGGTCTAATTGAAATTAAAAATCAAACTGAACATATTGGCATAGATGGAAAACATTATTTGGTCACACATGGCGATTTATTTGATGGTATTACTAGGCTTGCTCCTTGGTTGGCATTTCTTGGTGATAAGTTGTATGATTTAGTTCTTGATTGGAATTCGAGATTTAATTGGTTGCGTCATAAATTTGGATTCGGCTACTGGTCACTATCTAAATACCTAAAACATAGAGTTAAGAAAGCGTCTGACTTTATGTTTAAGTTTGAGAAAAATCTCGCAGGGTATTGTAAGAAGCGAGGTTATGATGGAGTCATCTGTGGACATATTCATCATGCAGAAATCAAAGAGATTGATGGTGTCGTTTATATGAATGATGGTGATTGGGTTGAATCCTGTACTGCTCTAGTTGAGCATCATGATGGTCGCTGGGAAGTTGTTACATGGACTAAGGAAAAAGATGATGTTGTTGAAGGATAAAATTACGATTGTGATTCCTTGTAAAAACGAGGAAAATTATATTGCAAATTTACTGGTGCACCTGCGATGGCAAAAGAATATAGACAATACTCGCATTATCATTGCTGACTGCTCCACGGACAATACAAGAAATATTATTGATGCAGCAAAGGGTGGTTTGAATGTGGAGGTGATTGAAGGTGGTCCAGTTTCTATTGCCAAGAACAATGGTGCAAAACTGGTAATCACTCCATACATTCTATTCATTGATGCCGATGTGAGATTCTTCAATGAGTATACCATTCAGGATGCCGTGGATGCACTGGAGAAAAACAATCTAGATCTTATTGGTCTATATGCAAAGTGCTATGATAATAGCATTCGAGCACAAATTGGCTTTATGCTCTTTAATCTTATCAATCGAGTAATGTCATACAAAGTTCCCTTTGCAGTGGGTGCTTTTATGCTTACAAGAAGAGATAGATTTGAAGAGTTCGGTGGATTCGCTGCAAAGTATGGAACCAGTGAAGACTTCTTTCTTTCAAAGCAGTACAATCCAAGAAAGTTTAAACTACTGAATCACTACTTTGGGCAGGATAGTCGAAGATTCCAAAAGATGGGATATACAGGAATGGCGATATATCTAATAAAGAACTTCTGGAGTCGAAACAATCCTGCATATTGGGAAAATGCAGACTACAGCAAGTACTGGAAATAGATAACCCCATGACCTGTAGGGTTATTAACCCTTCTAGACCCCTGTAGATGCAGGGGTTTTTTATTTGCAGAAAGTGCTTGTCTTTAAATGCAACCTGCTGTATAATAGATGTATGAATAGAAAAAAGAGATCTGATCGAAACCACTTGATCTATCAGCTGGGATGTTTGGAAACAGGCGATACCTATATCGGTATAACAAGTTTACGAGGTAAGCGGATCGATAAAGCACTGGCAACTCGGTGGCAACAACACCAGTATCGTGCACTGAATCAAAACAAGGACTGGGCTCTTTGTAAAGCCATTCGGGTAAACAAGGACTGGGTCTACGAAGCCATCTGCGTGGTTCGGGGTAAAGCCGAAGCCCATGCAAAGGAAGTCTCTCTGATTGATGAGATGCAACCGACCCTGAACACACTGAGGAAAACCCTCAAAAGTTGAGGGGAATCCTTGTCTTTAATTGCAACTTGATGTATAATAGATGTATGAAAAGTGAAAAAGTGAATACATTATTAGAATGGTCTGCCACGATCGTTACAGTGGGTGCTGCAATCGCAACTGCTCTAGCGATCGATCCGCTGAACATTTACCTGTTCAATCTAGGTTCTATCCTTTGGTTGATCTGGGCAGTGAGAATCAAGCGTCCAAGTTTAGTCGTTGTTAACGTGGGCTTGTTGGTGGTTTATGTTTATGGTTTTATTGTGAGGGTGATATGAAGGGTTCTATTCGTTTGGCAGTTGGATTCTTACTTGTGTTTGGTGCAGTGGGTGGCATGGATGCTGGTCCATCGGACTACTTTTATGTTCAGATCTTATCTGCGATGGTGGGTTTAATATTAATGCACTTTGGTGTGAAGGCGATGAATAATGAGTAAAATGGCAGAGTTAGCGTTGGATATTGAAGAGTTGTTGGCAGAAGGTATGTCACCGAAGTTTATTGCAGTGACATTAAATTGTCCAATTGAAATGGTTTATGACACCTTGGAACAGCTTGAGAATTTACAATTAGAGAAGCAGTATGAAATGTTGTCGTATGCCGATGAGGTGGCAAATGACGATGCACAATATTATGGAGAGTGATATGAATTATAAAGAAGCCCAAGTGGCAACTGAACATTTCGACAAGACTCATGGTTCTTTCTTTGATCGTGGTGCTTCTGATTCTTATTATCATCGTCGACGTAACCCACATCGTGGTGGCGTAGGTGGTGATTCTGGTCCACGAATCGAAGCAACTGAACCAGTTGAGATCCATGCCTATAATGCTGGCTACGATTACAATGAGCAGTTTGGTGACAAGAAAGATTGGGGTTGATATGAATGATGAATTGAAATCACTGGTATTGAAAGCTGGTGCACCTAAAGAAGTGATGGATGAACTGTGGTTCAATATTTTCTGTACACAGTTTGCAAATGTGCTGTTGACCGAAGCCGAGAAACAAGTTTTTGGAGAGACATGTGAATAAATTTGCAGCAATGAAACAAAAAAATGCGATTGATAGCGAGATTCTCTTGATCACTCAAGAAGAATGTGCTGAAGTTACGCAAGCGATAAGTAAGGTGTTCAGGTTCGGTATGGATGACGAACATAATGGTCAGACGAATCGTGAACACTTGGAAGAAGAAATTGGTGACTTGATGTGTATGATTGATTTGCTGATTGATAATGGTATCGTTAGCGAAGCTGCAGTTATGACTGCCAAAGCTGAGAAGATGAACAAGCTGATGACGTGGTCTGGAATTTTTAAGGATGCAGCATGATTCAAATAGAAAACCTAACTGAGTATCAAGTAGAAATGCTTGACCATATGTGGTCACTAGATTCTCTGGAAGAATACGAAGAATGGTATGATCTATTAGATGAGGAAGACCAGAGTCTTGCAGATAGTTTGCAACAAATGATTATTCTCGAAGAGATGGATAATCTGATGGGTGATTGTAACGACGCAAAACAACTATTAAAGAAATTTGCCTTGTAAGGAAAGAACGTGTATAATAAGACAATGAAACCTAGAAATCCAATAGCAAAGGATGTTCGCACTCCCAAGTACCGCATGCGTGTGGTTGAGAGTAAGGTTCAGTACATTCGTCAACCAAAACATAGAAAGGCAGACCATGGACTTGGAGTATGAACTTTACCGAGAAGGTTTAACAAGATCAATTAAAATCAAAAATCATAATGTGGGTGCCACTTATGAGACGATTGAATTTACAATCAAAAATAAGCTAGTTGATGAATCTGGCAAAGTTATAATTGATAATGGACACACGTGTTTCTTTGAACCTAAAGAATTTAAAGAATTTTTTGAACCGATAGTTAATGAATTGAAAGTGAGATTAGATAATGGCATTCCAAACAGTATTCAAGAATGAAAAAGAGTTTGAAGAATTTAAAACATGGACAATTGGAGTTCTCCACGATGACAACATCAAAGATTTGTGCGTTACTTTCACCAAAAAAGATGGCACCGAACGAGCCATGCAATGCACCCTTGTTGAAGGTCGAATCCCAACCGATAAGATTCCGAAAAGCACAGGGTCATCTAGCACGACTGATGGATCCGCAGTTCGTGTCTTCGACACAGAAAAATTCGAGTGGAGATCTTTCCGCTGGGAATCAGTAACTAAAGTAGAGTTTACATTATGATGAATATTAAAGTAAGTAGCAACACAGGATTAATCCTAATGGTTATTTTTATAGTCTTAGTTGCAATTTTTGGTCCATTACTTACAATTTGGGCACTCAATACTTTATTCCCTGTATTGGCAATTCCATTTGCACTGGAAACTTGGGCAGCAGTAATTTTATTGGGTATTTTTATTCGTGGCGATGGAATTAAATTTGGAGATAAGAAATGAATTATGCATTAACACCTGAACAGAAAAAAGATTTACAAGGTGCTATTCAAGAGATTAGCAACTCATTGATTCGTACTGAAGCAGAACGTGATCTAATTCGAGAAATCGTTAAAGAACAATCTGATACATTGCAAATTCCTAAGAAAGTTATTTCCAAGATTGCAAAGACTTACCATAAGCAGAATCTGGCACAGGAAGTTGCAGACCACGAGGACTTCGTGGAACTATACGAGAAAATTACTTCAAAATAGTGCTTGTCTTTAATTGCGAATTGCGGTATAATAGATCTATATTATGGAGAAAAACATGGCAGTGACAGCAAAACGCAGAGCAAAGAATCAAGCAATCTTAGCATCACAGAAGAAGTTTGAGCCAACGATCGACCAGCTAGACTACCAAGTCAGTCTGAGTCGTGCGTTGACATACTACTCTGTCAATACTGGTGCAAAAGAACAGAAGATGTTTACAATTGATTTCTTCACAAAGAAGGAACCAAAGATTGCTAAGCATCTCAAGAAACTCCCTGACTACAAATTTACCACATTTGGTTCACTATGTCGTCTCATGTCAAATGAGCAGACAGACTTGAAACAACTGAGTAATGTTAGTCCATTCTTCACGAACAAGTTGAAAGATTTGCTAGAGGATGCAAAGAAGATTGTTGAGCAAGTTGAAGTTGAGAAACTACCCACTAATGTCATTTCCATTCAACAGCGAATGGAAGAGAAAGCACATGACCTTGCTGCAGAAATAGATGGAGCAATCGATGAATTTACGCAAACGAAGAAGTCTGACTTCTCGACGAAAAACTATCTACTATCAAATGAAGTGGCAGCACCAATTGCAAAACGAATCGGAGAGTTCTATGT